TTCACCAAGTTTGGAAGACCATAGTTCATAATCAATAGAATCTGTTTCAACTACCAGAGCATACTCTGTATCATTTTGTAGATATACAGGATTATCAAAGGCAAAATGTGATGGTGTAGTAGATGGTGTAGCATCCCCTGAATCGACCGCTACACCCATTCTAACTGCTGGTGTGTCTATCTCAATAAAGGTTTGCATTTCACAACCTCCAGCACCGTTACCGACACCTTTGATGACAACTGAAGGTGCCTCTGTATATCCAAATCCATTTAATGAGATTTCAGCATTGTAAATCTTACCACCAGACACTTCGATACTTGCAGTAGCATTGGAACCACCAGGAAGTTGTGGACTTTCAATGGTTAGAATTGCACTGTCATAATTTTGACCAGTATTAGTAATTCTAATACCTGATAATTTACCACTGTCTTTTGCAACAGCAAGAACAAAATCTGTACCACCTGTATCATTAGCAAGAGTTACAGATGGAATAGTTAGATCTTCATTTTGAATGAAGGATCTACCATTGTGGTTACTAAGTACTACGGTGTAAACTTGCTCGTTAGTCAAACTGTATCTACCAGATGCAGTAGCTACTAGTTCTACATTGTTCTTATCAAAGATCTTGAGAATAGGACCAGAAGCAGCAGAAGATGCACCAGTTACATTCTCTCCTTTATATACAGACATGTTTCCACTAGCGAAACACCTAAGGATTGTATTTGGAGATAGAGTTTTTTCAGAACCAGGAACAATGTTTTTAGCAGGTTTTTCTGCATCAACATTAGTAATGTATGTTTTGATTGGTACATTTGTACTCTTCTTATTAAAGTAGAGATCAACACCAGTGATGAAACAACCACCATCTAGATTTTCAATCTTAAATGTTTGAGCTAATGGATTAGGTCTTACAGGATTATCAGTATTACTATCAATTAACTGTACACCTTCATTAGATTTAAAGGTAGATGGTTTTGTTGATACGATACTAGAAGGATTTTCTGGTAAAACACCAGTGGCGTAATACTTAACTTCAGTGTAAGTATCTACACCTGTTTTTTCTGCATTAGTTGGACTAGAAGTAAATCTAAATGTCAGTGTACCTGCAGTAAAGTTCAACTCTTCTGCAGATGTATCATATGATACAGTATCTACATCTCCAGACCAAGTTGCATTTTCTAATGGTGGTAGACCAGCAGGTAAGACAATTAATCCACTTGCATTACCATATTCATCTGTAGTAATAGATCCATTAAATGCAGATAAAGAGTTTCCTGCAATACCAGTATATCTAAGGTCAGGATTTACCCAACGAGAAATATCTCTGCCTTCTAAGAAGACATAGATCTTAGTATTAGGTTTCATTCTGCCAACAGTAAATTTGACAGGAACACTTCTAGCAAAGAATGATAGAGATGTTGCTACAACATTATCTCCAACACTCTTAGTTTGTACACCTTTACCAACTTCATTATTTTTTGGACTAATGTTTGAAGAACTTCCTACAGATGCAGAAGTTACACTAGTGTTTGCAACATCAGAATTTACTTCTCCAAGAGAATTGATAGATGTAAACGAACTAGATGCACCAACCCAGTTAATAACAAAAGAGTTATGTAAACTAGATAAACTTTCTTTTACATCTTCCTTCGCTAAGAAAATATTGAATAGATCAGTATTAGTATCTACAACTACAGGTTCAACACTTTGATCATACCATTGATCAATTGAAGGCGAAAGTCCACTATCACCAACGTATTGAAGGACAACAAATGGATTTGGATTTACTTTAGAAGAAGCAAAACTATTACCCAATAAAGAAAGATGCTTATATGGCAACGTAATCATGTTACCAGTTTTCTTATATCCAGAAACAGTTCTTTGATCTTCTCTGATATTTACTTCTGTTAGATCAATAGAATCTTCTTTAGATTGTGGTCTCAATACAGATTGCTGTGAATCAATAGCACAACGATAATCAAGAGATCTAAGATTACCAACTTTGTGTGCTTCAAAGTTATCAACAAAGAATCCAGATTTAAATCTGTCTAGACCAATCTCATCTTTAACTTGCATGTTAAGAGCTTGCTGCTCTAGGATGCTAAGTGTGGTATAATACTCAAGACGCTCAATACGCTTCTCCAACTTACCGATGTCACGCATTGTGTAACGACGGTTATCAACAGAAGTTACTCTAACATCCTTACTGGTAGTAGTAAATGCTGGAATGTAAGCATAGAACAGAGGTACAGCATCCTCAATAGGATCTGGTTTAGATGGGTTGAGTGAAGAATTACCTTCTTTAACAATGAAGTTTCCTTTCTTGTCTAGGAAGATACCATCAATACGATCTAGATATTGTTTCTGACTAAAGGAGAATGTATACTCTAGATTTCTATCTGGTGCAGGTGTACTAGTAACAATAGCACCAGAACCAGAGAAAGATCCTTCTGTAACTTCTAATGATGATGTATCAAGGAAACCAGGAATAATTGTTTGAGTATCTACCTTTGGTCTAAAGTCAATAACGTTCTTTAATTGTGTAATACCTAGAACAGAAGAGTCGAAAGATGGAATCTCATCTTCTGGAATTCCTGCTTCATGCAGATAACTATCAATAGTACAGAAGTCACCCTGAGAATGCTCAAAGTAATCGAAAGCAATAACAAGTTGACCTGTAGTTGCTTCAAATCCAGGTTTTAGAACAATACGAGAAACATCATAAATTGTATCTCTTTGTCCACTGTCAAATGTATATCTAGATGTTACATCAGTACCAGAGATTAGATTTCCAACAGTATCGATTTGAGGTGGTTGTGAAGAAGTTCCTTCATAAACATACTTAAGTTTGAATGCATCAGAGTATGATAGAATTTCTACAACCTCTGTATCATAATCTGTTCCTCTTAGAGGTACAACACGGTCACCAGCAGATGTAACTGTGATTCTCTTATTTCTAACTACAGTTTTTAATCTTGGTTTTGCATTAGATACTTCTAATGTAGCAGTCAATTTAAGTTTTGGATATGTTCCATTAGCTGGAATATCACCAAAATAATTTGATGGTAACTGTAAACTAATACTACCAGTAGTAAGACCACTAGCGGTATCAGTAGAAGAAGTAACTTCAACAGCATCTTCTGCAATATAAACGATGTCACCCTTCACAATGTCAGGTGCATCACCAGGATCAAGAACAGTGACAATATAATTCTCTTCAGTGAATGCAGCAAACCTTTGTGTACCAAATGGTAACTGTGCAGCAAACGTAATAATACCACCACCACTAGATGCTGTAGTTACAAAATCTCTACGGAAGTAATACTTAATCTTAGTATCATCACCACCAGCAGAAACTGCAGAAACTTGCTTACTTCCAGTAGGGAATAGGAGTGTGCCACTTGCAGAATTGGATACGATAGGACGCAATCTTACAATACTTGCATTTGTCACTGCTCCTGGTAAAGCAGTATCTAGATAGATTCTTGACTTATAAGCACCTTCTTGCTTAGTACCATATTGTACAATTGAACGAACTAAGTTGTTGTCATCATCAGAGAATTGGATAAGATCGCCTTGCTGTACAGCAGTTGATGCATCAGCACTAAAACTTGTAGATTCTAAGAATACAGATCCTTTTGTTCCAAAGAAAGTATAATCTGTTACAGTTTTAATTTCAGAATACTTCTGATTATCAACTACAACATCAGCACTAAATTTATTTTCTTTACCTGCACCAAAACTACAACCCAATGACTTAACATTTTGTGGAGTATATGTAGTTACTGTATCTCTAAACAAAACTGGTACAATACTTGCACCAGCATTTGGTGCTCCAGCAGCATCTGGATTCTTTGCACTAACTGCAGGTGGTTGTGCATATTCAATGTTAACAGCAGATCTATTAGCTACGGATGCTTTATAAAGTTTACCATCTGCAGTTTTCTCTATAGTAATCTTAGAAGAATCATATTCAAGACCATTAATTAGTAGAGATACACCATCTGCATATCCC